ACACTTTGACAGGTGGCAAAAGCTACTTCAAATATGAATTGGAAAAGGAAACTGGCTCCATGACTTGGAGAACCATTCCTTCAACTGAAAACGGAACTGTGTTTTACGAAGCTGACTTGGTTGCTCGTCTGCACAAAGTTACCACCGCACAGCGCAACGAGATTAAACTCCTTGCTCAAAACAGAATGTTAGCCATTGCCCTTGATGCAAGTGGTGACTACTGGCTGTTGGGTGCTGATTATGGCGTTCAGTTGCAGCAATCAGAAACCAACTTCGGACAAGCGTTCGGTGACTTCAAAGGTCATGTGCTTAACTTTTTGCACAAAGAAACTGATTTGCCTTTGAAAGTTCAGGCCGCTGTTGTAACTTCGCTTGGTCTTTGATTTTTGTGTTTTTCATGCAAAGGAGGTCGGGTTTTCCCGGCCTTTTTTGTTTAACATGAAATCGACCTACTTATATAGGTAGGATGCTGTACATAACCAAAGCAGGAACACCTGAACTGATAATCACCGGCAGAGAAAAAGTGACCGTTTCTCCCGTGTATTATCTGTTGGTGTTTGAGTCCGAAATGTCGCAGGAACAAAAGGCATTTATCGTTACCGATACAAGCACAGCACCCAACAGATATCAGTTATTTTCATTTGTAGAGGGCAGCAGCGCAGCAAAAACATTGGCCGTAGGTACGCATTATTGGACTTTATATGCACAAACATCTCCAACAAATACAAATCCTGCATCAGCAAATCAGGAAATTGACAGGGGATTGGCCTATGTAACGGCATCACATACCGCATTTAACGACCATGAGGTCAATACAACCATTAAGCAGCACCATATAGGATGAGTTTCGATTTACTACGCATAAATTTCACGGAGTCAAAGTTGCCTAAATTCAAGGAAAACAAGAATAAAGGCATCGTTACCTATGGGGAAAAGAACGATTTCCCTGATACCTTACTTGAATTTTACAACCGCAGTCCAAAACACGGGGCTATTGTAAGACAAAAAGCCCGATTTGTGGCAGGTGAAGAAACTTTGGTGGATGGCAACCCAAGTGCGGTTAAGGTTGTTGACTATGTAAACCCATACGAGGGAATACAAGAGTTCAAAAATAAACTGGCCCTGGATTATGAATTGTTCAACGGGTTTGCGTATGAGGTACACTACAACAAAGTGGGGCAAATTTCTGCACTTTACCACGTAGATTTTAGCAACGTGCGTACACTTGACCACGAGATTTACATGTATGCCGAAGATTGGAAAAAGGCAAAGCATGAGGATATGAAGCATTATGCACCTTTCAATCCAAACAAGGCGCAGCCGATGGAGGTACAACTGTTTTACTTCCGTGAATACGCACCTGCTTTGGGTGTTTATCCGCTTCCACCTTATCAGCATTGTTTGCAATACATTGAAATCGATGTTGAGATAGCCAACTTTCACAACAACAACATTCGCAACGGGTTTGCCAACGGAACACTGGTTCAGTTGTTTAAAGGACAACCGACCGAAGAGATTGCATACAACTTTGAAAGGAAATTCAAACAGAAAACCACAGGTACAGACAATGCAGGTGGTGTGCTTATTCAGTTCAACGAGATGAATGAAAAGTCGGCAGAGATTGCACACCTGCAACCTTCCGACATGGACAAACAGTTCTTGCAACTGAATGAAACGGTGCAGGATGAGATTTTTATCGGTCACAACTTCCCGAAAATTCTGCTCGGCTACGCAACCGAAGGCGCACTTGGACAGCGTAATGAGATGATTGAAGCGTATGAGTTATTTCATAAATCATACGTTAACCGCAGACAGGAAAAGATTGACACTTGCCTTGAAAATACCCTTGAATACGTTTATCCAGGTATTGAATTAAGCACCAAAGACAGCGACTTTCTGGGTGTTGATTACGTGGCATTGTATCAATTTGGAATTGTAAGCCGTGAGGAAGCAAGGGCAGCACTCGGACTGCAAAACACTACCATTCAGGCGCAGAAGTTTGACGGTCATACCTGCGAATTTCACAAATGGTCGGATAATGACTTGTCAGTTTTTGCCAAATTTGGGGCTGATGAGTCCGAATTTGAGGAAGTGAAATTGACCTTTGAACTTACCACCAAAGAAAAGAGGGTTTTGGCAGTGGTAAATTCCGATGAAAAAGCCACATTGAAAGACATATCTACCGCCACAAAAATAGGTGAAGAAGAAGTCATTAAGATTTTGAAAACTTTGCAGGACAGCGGTAAGATTAACTGGACTAACAATGCAATCAAAATTACCGACATTGGTCGCGGTGATATTGCAGACACCGAACTGCCCAAGTTGGAACTGCGTTATAAGTATGATTTAGACCCCGATGCGTTGCCGTTGCAGCCCGGTGGTGAAAGCCGTGAGTTTTGTGTGCAAATGCTTAAAATGGAAAAGCTATACACCCGCGATGAAATCGACCAGATGAGTGCAATTTTAGGTTATAGCGTATGGCTTCGCAGGGGCGGTTGGTACACCGTGCCAAATACTGACCCACCATTGCATATTCCGCATTGCCGTCACGAATGGAAACAAAGAATAGTAAGGAGAAAATCAAATGGCTAATTTCGCATATTTCGTATCAGAGCAGGATGTAAAGAAAAACACCCCTATCGATGAGAATGTCGATAGCAAGTTGTTGCAAACTGCCATGCGTACCGCACAGGATGTGTATATCCGTGATATTTTGGGCAGCACCCTATATGACAAGATTTGTGATGACATCAACGGGGCTGGACTGGGTGGAAACTACCTGACATTGGTAAATAAATATGTTGCACCTTGCCTGTATCACTATGTGATTTTGGATAGTATGCTTCCATTGACCTACAAAATGATGAATAAGTCAGCGGCAAGTCGTGGAGCAGAAAATGCAAATGCGGTGGATGTTGACCAGCTTCGCATGATTGAACAGCGTTATCAAAATAAGGCAGAATACTACGCTGAAAGATTGCGTTTGTACCTTGCTGAAAACGATACATTATTCCCCGAATATCAAAACCCTGCGAGTGGGCTTGATGTGATCAACCCGCAAAACCAATATTTATTTGGTGGGTTTTACTTGGGTGAAGATGATGATTACAAATTCCTGCGTGGATTTTTCTCATGAATAAAGTAAGAACAAAGAACGAAAACAAACTGAAACTCTACTTAAATGGTAACAATCAACCAACTACTGGAAGCACTCGAAACTGCCGGGAACAATCACAAGCAGATAAAGGCAACCATCGTAAATATTGAGCCGAATATCAATACAAGCGGTGAACAGCTTTATCCGTTGATGCGGATTTTTCCTGATGGTTCACAGGTGACTGTTGACAAGGTGATTTACCGCTTTGCGGTTGCCATTGCTGACAGGCACAGAGAAGATTTTACCGATGCAGTAGAACGCATCAGCGATATGCACACGGTGATGCTGGACATTTACTCCATGCTGCGTTACGTGTACCGAAACAACATAGCCGGAACATGGGTAATAAATGACAGCATTACACCATTTTATGACGCACAAACTGACATCGTTAGCGGAGTTGCAGCCGTTATCGAATACCATTGCCCAAATTTGAGAGATTACTGCGACACACCAAATAACAATTTAACATTCCCAACAATAGAATAAAATGAGTACAGCAACAGAATTTATGAGCGGCTTCACTGGCTGCAAGGTATTATCAGGAACAAGCGCAAACACTGGCAGATGGCAGGGTTTTGTCGTTAATGCAGATGCGGTTGTTTCCGCAGCCCTTGACAAAAATGCGGCAAGTGTAATGACAACCCTTGGACTGACAGGTGTAACCCTGAAACAAGGCACGTTTATTTCACTTCCCGAAGGTGACTATTTCAGCAGCATAACCCTGACAAGCGGAAGCATCGTAGCTTACAACGTATGATTAGGATAGGTGTTCGGTCATTTGTAGCAGGTTCAGAACCATTTGTTGGTGTCCTTGACACTTACACTGGGGCATCGGTTGCTTATTCTGTTCGTCTATTGAAATCGGATTACACAGGTAGTGCTATTCGTGTGCGTAGGTCATCCGATAACACAGAGCAAGATATTGGATTTACGGCATTGGGCAATCTTAATGAAAGCGCATTGACTACCTTTGTAGGTGCTGGAAATGGTTTTGTAACAACTTGGTATGACCAAAGTGGTAATGGAAGAAATGCCACACAAAGCACAGCTACAAATCAACCACAAATTGTTTCATCGGGTGTGGTAAATAAGGTAAATTCAAAACCCTCACTTTTATTTGATGGTAGCAATGATTCGTTGTCTGCGGCAGCATTTACAGCATCATTGACTAATTTTACTCAATTTTTAGCGGTTAAGGGTACAAATACAACAACAACGAATCAAGTATTAGCAAGTAGATTTACCGTGCAAGACCCACCAAACAATAGGAGTTTTTTGATACGTGCAAATACAAGTTCAAACAGAATTGATGTAAATGTTAGTGCATCCGCAATTCTGCCAAATGACTACTGGACAAATACTAACGTACACACCACAAATACTACACTTTATACCTATACATATAATGGCGCATTAACAGCTTCAACAATACAGGGATTAAGGAAAAATGGCGCAGTAGAAACATTATCATTGAGGTCAGGTAATAGCTTGGTTACTTCAATGATGAATAATCTTGAACCTTTAAGAATTGGTGCAATAGGTTCAGTAAGCGGGCCAATTCAATTATGGATTGGTAACTTTTCGGAATATATTTATTACCCAAATTTAACGGTATCAACAACAGGTGTTGAGTCAAATATAAATACATACTATGCCATTTATTAACGGATATAAATTTACAACAGAACAGGAAGCAATTAATGCACGTGAAGCGTGTGATGCTTTTTATGGCATTCCTGTTGCCCCTGATGATGTGACACAAAACTGGGTAGAATACAGATTTGCAGAACTGAATAATCCACAATTTTGGTATATTCTTTATGATGAAACTTTGCTGCCCGTTTTAGGTCAGCCGACAGAATTTGAAGTAATTGCACCGCCATTCCCCTGATGAAACACGAAACTGAAACAATCGTAGGTAGTTGGCTGTTATGGCTTGCAGGTGCTGCTGCAAAGTTGCTGCCTATTATTCAATTCTTGTCTTTCACAGCTGCCCTTGTTTTATCCTGCATAGGCATTTACAAGTTCTTCAAACATGGCAAAAAGTAAAGAGGTAATCAAGTGGCAACCGAAAAGCAAACGGAAACTGGGTAGACACACCAAATCAGCGAACAAACATAAATCAGCAAAACCATACAGAGGACAAGGCAGATGAAATTTAAAAACTATTTCCAACCCACCCCCAAGCGTTTCAGGGTTTTGGGTGACAGCATTGCGGCTGCATCTTTATTTATTGCCGGGCTTAACTTGGATAATCCCAAATTGATGCTGATTTCAGGGGTGTGCGGTGCTATCGGTAAGTTCGTGACTAATTTCTTTGCAGAGGATGAAGCGAAATGATTGGTTTTTTGTGCTTTTTGGCATATTTGTCAGTATGCTTGTATTTAGGTCATGCCCGGTATCAGAAAAACCACAGGCAGACACAGGACTAATTGACTCGCTGACAGCCGAAATTGACAGCATCAAAAATGAATACTCGCTGCTGCTGATTAACCGCCCCGAAAAGATAAAAACACTCCGCCAAATTAGGACAAAATATGTCCACGATACCCTGACCATTACCGAACTGCAAAAAGACACGGTCAAACTCATTTCACTGATTGATGAAAATAAGCTATGCTGGGAAATTATCGAAGAAGATAGCATCATAATTTACAGCCAAGAGCAAGTGATAAAATTACAGGATAGTGCGATTACGCATTTAGAAGCCATTACAAGCACTCAAAAGCAACAAATGGAACAATGTATCACAGACAACAATAAAATGCGTAGGAAACGAAATATGTGGCGAAATTTGGCAATCCTTTCATCATTATTATTCATAGCAAAATGAAAACACTGCAAGAACTATTGAACAAAAACGGGGCAAATCTCAAAGTTGACGGAGTTATCGGCCCGAAATCTACCGAAGCACTGGCCAACTATATTGCAGGTGAACTCAAAAAACGCAAGTGGTTGCCACAATATCACGGCATTGTATGGCTGCGAACCGATGACAAGCTCACAAATAAGTTCGATGATTTCTGTGTGGTGTACAAATATGGGCAGATTGTGTATGTTTGCCCTGCTTCGACCACCGCAGGTGACTTTTATATTTACAATCCATTCACTGTTGGCGGTATAACAGGAACAGCAGTGCCTATTGAGCAGCAAGTTGTCGGCTCTCATAAGTTTGTAACGGGTGCGAATTGGTCAAATTTATGGGGAAAAGCACCTTATTTTCAGCAGGTTTTACCCATTACCATTTACCGGGATGGCAATAAAGACAGACAGATTGACCAAAAAATCACACAGTTTGGATTGTTTGGGATAAACTTTCACCGTGCCGGGTTGGGGGATTGGGTAAATAAATGGTCAGCAGGATGTCAAGTAGTTCCAGATAAGCACTGGTTCGAAATTGTTAAGCGTTTTAATCAGGGGCAGATCATAGATTTCACGCTATTTTGCACATTCGGTTGAGCAAAATTACTCAATGCTTTGAGTAAAAACTATCTGTGCAACCGCACCAATTCAATCATATATTCAAGGCTGAATTTGACAAGATAAGTCAATTCTCCGCAGACAATAATTGTCAATGGCTTTTTTAAAGTGCTGCGGTTGTCCATCATCATTGCGTCAATCTTGTAAAAACAAACCGGGAATGTTGGCTCTTTGTAAAGGTCTGTTTCAGCTGGTGCTATTCCCATTTCATACAGGTCATCTTCCATTTCATTCCCTGCAATGACTTCCAAACATAAAGGAGTGCTAAACATTAATATACTCTCCCTTCTATTATTCGGTAGTTTTCAACGTGGAAATTTCTATTTGGCAGAACGGTAACGATTGCGCCGCCATGATTTTGTTTGATGTAGCCGTATGGGTTATATTCGGGTGTAAGTGTGCAATGACATCCGGTGGAATAACAAACAATCTCATCACCTTTCAAGTTGTTTTCGTGGTGTGAACTTGTCTGATGGTGATGTCCGATAAGCAGCGAAGATTTTGCCCTCATAAATGCACCCCTTGCTGGGTTAACCGGAGCCATGATTGACTTTTGAAATTCGTGGCCGTGCAGGATGTCTAACTTCCCTGCCTTTATCCTTTCCCGAAACACAACTTTGATGTCGTACTTTTTCAAGTGCAGTTGTTCTTCAAGTGTTATGCCATCCAAATCTTCAATGGCACGAGCATTGCTTAACAAATAGTGGCGCATCCTTTCCTCGTGATTGCCAAACTTATACCAAATTGGCAGATCTGCAAACTGCTCACGCAGTAATTGAAAAAAATTGCGTGTCATGATAAGTTCTTCACGGATGCTGGGCCGTTTTGTATCTTGCAAAAATCTGCTCACCATATACATATCAATAATGTCACCGTTTAGAACAATTCCTGTGATGCCTTTTTCCTTGCCATATTCCAAAGATGCTTGGATTGCAAGTGGATCATGTTCAGGGAAGTGAATATCCGATATGACAAGGTATTTTCCTGCTGGTAGCACTACATCTTTTCGAACTGGAAGCTTTGTGTAAAGGCCAAATTTCTTTAAGCCTTCTTCAATGGTAGATTTTCCGGGCATATTTTCGCTGTGTTTTTTTGAATGTCCTGTTGTGGCTGAACTAGTACAAGCCCTTATGAGTGTTCGTACTGCATCAGGGCTATTCCAAACACCGGGATTTTGTTCGTAAATAAGTTTGGCGAGTGTTTGTTTTGGCAACATTAGCTGCCCTTCGAACATATGCTGTTGCATTATGGACTTGACGATTTCTATTTTAGTCATCTATCTATAAAAGTAGTTAGCCCCTGCGGTTGCTAACATCCACCAAAAAGTCAATGAATGCTAACAATGCAGGGGCAATATACAACAGCAATCCGAGTGCTAACATAAAGTGCGGTATATTTCACTATTCATATACATTATGTCGCTTTTGACATTGTTTAAATGATATAGTGCATTTTATAGCACATTAACCTGTTAGGGATTTTCCTTCAATTTCATCAACCCACACCCTGATTTTGAACCAATCATCCACGCTTGGCAAGTCATCAGGCATTTGGCTGTAATCGTATGGCTGTGCTTCAATGACTTCTTCCTCGCAAGGCGGCAGCCATCTTTCTATTGACTTCGGAATTTCACGTCTAATCAGCATGGTTAATCTCCTTTAATGCTATGGTGTCACTTCCTGCCACATACACAGCAGGTTGAATAATATCCCCGTCATCGGTTATGGGTGTCATGCCCTTTTCAATCGACTGATATGCCCACTTTGCAGCGTGTTCAATGGCAGCCATTTTGTTCTTTTCAACAACCCATTCATCAAGGTGATCAAACTTCCACCGACCTGCACCTGAACGGCATTGAATTTCAAAACCCATGTGATTGAAAGTCTTGCCGTACATCTGCGCTTCGTTTATGGCTTGGGATTGTATCTGTTCTTTTGCCGCTTTGATTTGCTTTTCTAACCGGGTGAGTTGGCAGAACGCATCCAAAGCGGATGCGTTGCCTTCCTCAACATCAAATAATAAATTCACGATATCTGTCATTGCTTCAAAATTATTATTTCCTTCCAGTTCCCAGCGTTTATCCATTCAACCAGTTTGCCCAGTTTATCGTATGCCCAATCTGGAATATACTTGTCCTGACATTCAATCATTACTTTTGGGTAATCGTACAGGCACCGACCAAGACCAAACTGCACAGCAGCCCTTTTCATTGCGTCCGATATACCACCCTTTTCAGGTTCGATATTTGTCTTGGATGCACCATCTTCACGGTACACAGTCTTTTTGTCTACGGTCACAGTCAGGCGGCAGATGAAGCCGTTGGTTATCTCCCGAAATTCGGAAGTCCAGTTTGTCGGCCCGAATGCTGCATCAAAGCGTTGCATCACACAACGATTGTTAATGTACGGCACGATGATCAACTTGCCTGTGCTTGTCTGTTGTTGCACTCTCCATTCAATCTCATTGGACTGAATGGGTGCGGTTAAAATGTCATTCATTGTTTTGCCTCCTTGATTGTGTTAAAAATACCTACAATAGTCGGCAGAATTTCAGCAGGGATGCTCACGCATTTGCGTCCGTCTTGACCGGGTGCAAACTCCTGAATGAAATACACTGTGTCGCTGTCATCTTCCCAATCAATGTTGTAGATGACATCATCGTGTTCGAATTTGGCAGAATAGCTGCCTGTGTGTGTGACTTTTATTTTGGTTTCCATGATGCAAATATAGTATAAATTTTTATATTTTCAAACTTTGTGCGATTTTTTTTATCAGGTCATCCGAAATCGGCTCTGCGTTAAATCCTTTTTTCCGATATTTTTTCAGCGTCTTTTCAACTTCTTCATCAGGCACCGGCTCAAATGATAGCATCTCACCTTTCCAGTACACCACCGTTTTATAACCTCGTGTTTCAGTTGACATTTAAAAGGTCAAATGCTGTGTCAATTACCTGCTGCTCTTTTTTGCTTTTATACTTGCTGCTGCTGTTCAATGCCTTTATCACGGTGGCATAACTTGCCACACCTTTACAGGCATCTACTACCTGCATTTTCATACCCTTTCTGGCGTGTGCAATAAAGTGTTTTCTTTTTTCTTCGTGTGTCATCTTAAATTATCAATTTTTTCAATCATGAATTCTACTGCTTCCGCATAGCCAAGTTTCCATGCTTCTGCTTCATTACTTTCCTGCACAAGTTTATTTTCATCAATAATAGCAATGAGCATTTCTGCCAATAAACTTGATTTTTCCATTTTTATTTGTTCTTCGTGTGTCATTTCGTTGCGATTTTTAGTAAAATTAGGTAGCCAATAAGATCATTCAAAGTGTCTTCATCAGGTGCTTCCAATCCGGTTGTTTTAATACGGCTCAACTTGTCATCAATGCGAACCAGCAACTGCTCTGTGGTAGATGCCTTGCTGAATATCCGTGTTGGCTCAAGGGCTGAATTGCCATACTTTTCATTTTTCAAAATAAGCATTCCGCAAATTTCATCACAGGTTTCAATGATTTCTGTTTTCATACTAAAAAGGTAAGTCATCGGTTGCGGTGTAACTTGGCTTCGGCTCGGATGTTACATTTTTGTAACTTACATTTTTAGCACCCCCCACATAGGTTGCAGGTTTCTTCGCTTCCCGTTCTTCTTTGGTTTGCGACAGGGCAATGTAATGGGTTTCTCCGAACTTTCCTTCGGTCTTTCTTTCAGCACATACGAGCTTGATGTACTTCTTTCCGTTCTTTCCGGTGGTGATTGCCTCACTGGGGAGGTCACTTAAACATATATCGAGTATTAACATGGTGCAAATATAGTAAATTAAATCTGTTCTGCAAACTCCTCAAACTTATTTCTCACGCTTTCAAGGTTTTTTGCAAACCTGCGGTCATACATCATCAGGTTGTCAACCACCTTACACGAATGAATGATTGTTGAATGGTCACGACCACCGCATATTTGACCGATTTTGTGCAACGAAAGTGTCATTTTATTGCGGCATAGCCATTGAAATATCTGACGCATTTCCACAATTTCACGCTTCCGGGTTTCAATGGTGATATATTCAGGCTGATAATGAGTGAACACAGACTTAATTGCCATGTGTGCTGCTTTTATGTAGTATTCATCCTTGTTCATTGTGTCCATTTTCAGCATCCTTTCAAGTTCTGCAATGCGGATTGACTGGTGATAAATGACTTCATTGAGCCTTTCAATTTCGCTGCGCCTAAATGTTGTCCTGCTGTTGTGCTGTGGTGCTTTTAGTTTTATTCTCATGTTCTATTATTTTGAAAAGTTCGTATGCTATTTGTGGCACTATGGCATTTCCATATCCTTTGATTGACTCGTTTCTCCACTTTGAAAAGGTAATTCCGTCCAGTTGGGTGGGAAGCCCATCATCTCCGCTACAAATCGGGGATTGAGTTGGGAACCTGCTCCAGTCACTTCCCCTAAATTGCCCTTGCCCCTGTCCGTTGCGCTGTCCTTGTATGCAAATACTCTCGGTGTCGGTAGCATTCCCATTGCCATTGCCCTGTTCAGCGTTACCGAGTGCATTGATCCTTCCTTCACTTGGGTTGATTTCATTGTTGCCGTTGCATTGGTGCTGTCCATTACTGTCGGGGTGGGTAACATGCTTAATTTTGCCATTGCACCTAACCCTCTTGGAATCATATTCTTTTTCATTTCTGATCCATTTACAATCCCTGCTGTTGGTGTGGGCAACAAACCAGACTCTGTCTCTGCGGTGTGGTGCGTTTTTGGCCGCAGCTGGAATAATAAACGGTTGAACTTCGTACCCTTCATTTTCCAAGTCAAGGCACACCTGCTCGAATACCAGTCCGCCATCAATATTGACGATACCAAAGACATTTTCTGCAATGACCCATGTGGGTTTAATCTCTTGTATTGCTCGTAGCATTTCGCCCCACAAGTAGCGTTCATCATCTGTTCCCTTTCGCTTTCCTGCAAGGGAGAATGGTTGGCAGGGAAATCCCCCTGTGAGAATATCAATTCTGTTTGCATATTTTTTGAAATCAGTTTTACATATATCAACGTGGCTGTCAGCATCAGGCCAGTAGTATTCCAATACCTTTCGTGGAAACTCCATCCATTCGCAATGGAACACATTCTCCCACCCCATCCATTCGGCTGCAAGGTCAAACCCACCGATTCCTGAAAATAAACTGCCGTGTCGCATGGTGCAAATATAGTAAATTAAACATTAGTTTCAATATATAACCCGGTTGGAATATCATAGTTAAATTTCTGCATTCCGACTTCACCCCAGTGGCTGAACTTTACCTTTTGGATGTAAACTTCCACTGAATTATTTTTGAAATTCCGGTACACAGTCAGTCCATTATCTGTCTTATTATAAAAGTTAGCAGACCCGGCTATATCATAAAGGCTCGGCACTTCATAAAGTCCATCAGCGTTTTTTGAAATCTTGCGTGGATGTGCCACCAAAAAACAATGCACGTTGTACCTTTCGCAGAAATTTACAATCTTGTCAAGCGACTGCCCGATATATTTAGTTTCACTTTCAGCGTATTGGTGTTCTAATTTATTCCACGCATCAATGACAAACCAGTCTATATTCTTGCGGTTTTTAAGTTCGGCAACTTTTGCAAGTATGCTGTCAAGTGAGAAGTCCTTTTCAGGTTTGACAAAAAATATGCTGTTTTCAAGCAGGTAAAGTGCTTCGTATATTTCCTGCTGGTTCATGCGGTGCTGCCCCATAAATGGCCGCTTGGTCAACTTACGCAGCATCTTGCTGATATGCAATTCAACTGGTCTATTTTCAGGTGAATAAAACGCACCTTTCCATTGATGTCTTTGCAATAGTTTCAGCAGCACATGATCCAAAAAGTCCGATTTACCATGTCCGGGTATGCCTGTAATCGTAGTCAAATAACCTTTATGAAATGACAAGAATTTATCAAAACCAAGCATTCCTGTTTTCGCACCTTCCGGCAATCCATAGTTGTAAAGGTTTTCAATCTCTGTCAGGTAATCGGTAACTCCGAACACACCAATCATGGGGAATTCTGTAAAATTCAAACAGGCATCTCTCAGGGCAAACGCACCATTCAGCAGCAAATACTCGTTTGCATCCTTGCAATCAGTGAATACAATGTAATTACATTTGTCTTTTCCAAACCTGTCTGCAATGGCATTGCGTAATTCTATACCGGGTGCATCATTATCAACTGCAATGTGTATCTTTTCGATGTGGTCAAATGCCGGCATGAAGCGGTCAAAGAAAGTTAGGTTTGGCTGTGCGCCATTTGGTACACTAATCACATTTTCAATTCCTGCTTCGATAAGTGCAAGTGCATCCATTTCGCCTTCCACTATCCACAATTCAGTAGCGTTTGCAAGGCAGTCAATGTTGTATGGTATCAGCTCTGCGCCTTTGTGCATCTTGAAATGCTTTGCACCATCCCTGTATTTCACGTTTTTAAGCACACCATCCTCAAAGTAATTGAAACAGATGCAGTTTACTTCTTTGCTGACCTGTGGCATCCATTCCAGCTGTTCGGTGATTTGCATCTTGTTGACGGTGGCAGCCGTTATTCTGCGACTTTCAAACCATTTTAGCACCTTGTCGGATAGTGCGGTGGTGTTTTTCCATTCCGGCACTTCGTACTTGATTACTTCCGGGCGGTCAATTATTGCACCCTTCCAACCGCAATGATGACAAATCCATGCTTTCTTATCAAGGTTAACCGACAGGCAGCGGTCTGTTTTCTTTTTCCGTGTATGGCTACACTGCGGACAAAGTGTTTGCACCTCTCCTGTGGTTTTACCCTGTGGAATTTCGATATTGTGAAATGCGTAACTCATACTATTTTTGCTCTAAATGATGCGTCTTTACGGTTGTTATACCATTCAACTTTGGCCTGTGCTTCTTCAAGGGATTCAAATTCATCTTTGATAAGGCCGAAAGCCCATTCAGTTTCTACCTTGTATTTTTTTTCTGTTGGCTTTGCTTCCATTACGATTTCATTTTCCCAGCTACGATTGTTTAGGTATGTTTCAGGGTTTTTTCTGTATTGCACCTGCGGAGTAGATGCAACATAATCAGCAACGTGAGCAAAAATCAATTCATGCAGCTCACTGTCTATCTTGTTCCATTTGCGTTCACATGCCTGCCTGTCAATCTTCTTATCATACAAATTCCAAAAACGCAGGAAAGATATATTCTCTTCATTCTTTTCATTCTTATAATTCTTATCATTCTTGTTAGTGTCCGTTTGCTTTACTGTTTGCTGTCCGTTTGTTTTATCATTTGCCTTACTATTTGCTTTATCGTTTGCCTGATAGTCATCGTACTTACATATTGATATTAAGGTAGTTACGTTGCTTTTTTGCCTTACTATCATGCCATCACTTTCAAGCATAGTCAAGTATCTTTCCACCTTACCTCTTGACCACTTCCATCTTTTGGCCAAAGTATCAGCATCGTGGCCAATTTGTCCACGCTGAATGTTGACACGGATGCCACGCTTGTAAAAAAAGTTATCATTGCTATTGGCTAACAATAACAGGTCAATCCAAGCATGGGTTCTGTTAAATGGTTCGGAATGGTACAATGGGTTATCCATCATGCAACGGTGTATCTTTATCCAGCCGTTATTCATTTGGCTTTCCTTTCAAGGTTAATTTTTTGCATTGGTTCCAATACAACACTTCAAAATCAAGGTTCATTTTGCGGTAATCGTAAACGTGCTTTTTTACTTTTTTTGTCAGGAAGTCAACTTCCAACTTTCCAATCTGCTGGGAAAGTTCTTCGATGCATCTGTCGCAGATGTCAATCGGCATTCGTTTTGGTAATTTAATCATAAACAAAACGCCCCACACTTTCCTATGTTCAACCCGGCTGGAAGATTGCAGCCGCATAGTACTTGTGTAGGGCGTTTGGTAAAGTTCTTTTTTCATCTTCTTTTCTCGGCAGGGGGTTGAAGTCCTGTTGTTCCGATATGCAATATTAAAACAAAGATTTCAGATTTCCAAATTTATTTTTTAATCGTTGCAGTATTCTTGGCGGTCATGATATTCTCTATCTGAAATATCCATTGCTTCGTCACGTTCCCATTCAATCGTCTGAGTGATGTACCAAGACCATCCCTTTTCCCATTCTTTAAACTCATCTGTGTTGTTCCAATAGGGGTTTTCATCGTTTGTTCCCCAGTAGTTGAATTGCTGACAGGCTTCATAACCCAGCTCGAAAGGCGTTTTTGTGTTTTCCATGCTGCAAATGTAATATACTTTTCTATACTTGCAATACTTTTTGTTAAATTATTTTTGTAAAAGTTATCCACAATTTCACAGAATAGATTATTTGCGAATAAAATTTGTAGCGTGAAAAAGCACACGAAAATCTATATGCAGCATTTCGGCTATGATACAAGCTCATTCATTCCTTGCGAGGTCTGTGGTGCTGCTGCTGTGGACATTCATCACATTGAAGCACGGGGTATGGGTGGGAGCAAACACGTTGATACTATTGACAACTTGATGGCATTGTGCAGACGTGACCATGCCCGGTATGGCGACAACAAACAATTCAAAGAGTGGCTAAAAAAAGTCCACGCAATCCGACTTGGAAAACCGCACCAAGATACTGATTGAACTTGCCAATAGTAAATGGCTTCCAGACTTCTGCAACAAAATTGGCGGTCATGTTGCTGCCGACCTACAACAACACCTTCTGCTTATCTGCTGCGAAATGGATGCAGACCGCCTGGTTAAACTACACGAAAATAATGGACTTGTCTACTATTTAGTAAGGGTGGGGTGCAATGCGGTAAACGGCAACAGATACACAAAGTTTTACCGGGATTTCCTGCGAACAACCGAAACCCTACCTGAAAATTACGATGAGGAAGCTGAGGATTATGACGAAACACACATCCGCAGAAAACAGGAAGCAGTTGAAAGCATTAATTTCAAAGAAGTTGCAAACCATTTTAACCGTTCCGAATGGTATGTGGTAAAACTTTGGCAGTTATGGGAAGATAAACAAAGCATGGCAATGATTGCTCGTGATACCAAAATAAATTATCGTGAAATCAGCCAAATAATCAACGCAATAAAAACACAAATAAAAGAAAAATACAATGAATACGATGACTGACATTTTGGGGCTGTCAGCATTATGTGTGCTGTTATCCCGTTACTTTTTCCCGCCTTTTGTTTCGGCAATCTATAAAGTTGACAGCCGAAATAGAAAGACAATCAAACCTTTTGAATGTGGCTATTGCCTTTCATTTTGGATTGGCATGGCTTGCTATATTACCGAGTTTGGAATATACGGTGTAATTTATGGTGCATTATGTGCTATCTTTGGGGCGTTAATTGATAGATACCTATGAGCATAATTGAATTAGCATTGATAGGCAGCATCGTTGCAGTTAGCGTGAGCCTGTTTGTTTATTTCATAATTTCAAAAATATGACACCTGAACAGCGTAGCCTTTGTCTTGACTTGAAACCGCACATTGACCGGATTAACAAGACCGGCACCTACTCGCTTGAAGCAGGTTACTATGCCAAATTAAACGAAGTTCACAGGCAGTTGTATGGGCAGCCATTCCCAGCGTGTCGCAGTTGTATGTTTGACGCTCTGAAAAAGTTATATCGGGAGGCTTTAAATGGTTAGTATAATTCATGGCGGTAACGCAGGGGATTTGATTTACTCACTCCCAGCAATGAGAGCAGCATCTCGGTTGCACGATAGCAAGGTGCATCTGTATTTACAGGTGGATGTACCGGCACAATACAATTTCAATCATCCTATGGGAAAAGTGCAAATGAATTTGAAGATGGCGCAGATGCTTGTACCGCTTTTGATGTCCACCGACTTCATAGGCAAATGCACAATCACTGATGAAGCGGTCAAAACCGATTACAATTTCAACCTATTCCGGAAGTTTCACAATTACACGGGCCACATCTCGCAGTGGTATTTTCACATTTACCCTGAACTGACCTGCAATTTAGCCGAGCCGATAGAGTTTGATATTGCCCCAATAGGTAACCATCAAATCATTTTGAACCGCACTGCCCGTTACCACAACCCTACTTTTGATTATAGCATCATTCGCAGGTATCAGGACAAGATTAAGTTCGTAGGACTGCCTGATGAATACCGGATAATTTCGGCCAAACTGCCTGACATTGAACATTTGAAAGTAAATGACTTTGCGGAACTATGCGCAATAATAAAAGGCTGTGAGTTATTTGTCGGCAATCAGTCAATGGCCTATGCAATAGCCGAGGTAATGAAGCACCCGAGAGTAGTTGAAATATGCCCTACTGCCCATAATGTCATACCAACTGGTGACAATGGTTATGGTGCATGGACAATTATGAATTTGACACAAATAATAAAACAGAAATATGGCTGAAACAGCAAAGGCACACCAACGCAGACTTGCATCCGGGTTTTATGATACCTACATCAAAGGGCAAGGTATTGACATCGGGTGCGGAAGGATTGACACATACGATGGAGTTGATACCATTTCATTGACCGATTGCATCCACCATGACAAAGATGACTGCGATGCAACAACGATGGAGATATATGCAGACAACACGTTTGACTATGTGTACGCATCCCACGTATTGGAACACTTGGATGACCCAATCACAGCAATTCAAAACTGGTATCGCATTTGCAAACCCGGTGGTCATATTATTATGAGCATTCCGCATCGTGACCTATACGAACGCAAAAAGACACTACCAAGCCGTTGGAATTTAGACCACCGATATTTCTACCTGCCGTATTCATGTGAGCCACCACATACTTTTTCAGTAGAGGGCATACTACTTGCAACAGGCATTCAGGAATATTGGGATATTGAGATAATCGACACGGCAACGAATAAGGACAAACCCGAAGAACACAGCAACGGGGAATTTTCAATCGAAGTAATAATCAAAAAAAATGCAGTGGGTAAGGTTAAGCGAAATTCATCCAAACGTAAATAACCCTCGGACAATCAATGCGGATAAGTTCGCTAAATTAAAGCGGTCACTTATTGAATTTCCCGAAATGCTGACTGCCAGACCATTGGTTTGTGTTACTTCCGAATTTGGGGGTTATACAATTTTAGGCGGTAACATGAGATATAAGGCACTTTGCGATATAGGGGCAGCAGAAGTTCCAATCATATTAGCAGATGAGTGGACAATCAAACAGCGTGATGAATTTTTGATAAAGGACAACGTATCTTTTGGGGAGTGGAACTGGGATGAATTGGCAAATGAATGGGATGCAGAGGAACTGATCACATGGGGAATTGACCTGCCCGAAATCAAGGATGAACCCGAAGAAAAAGAAATGTGTCCAACTTGCGGAAAATAGTGAAACAATAGTGAGAAAATGGCAAACGAACACAACTTAACACCATTCAAAAAAGGCGAGGTCGCCAACCCCAACGGGCGACCAAAAAAGTACGTCACGCTACTCAAAGAGCAGGGGTACAAACTTGCCGAAATAAACGACACCATTCAGGCGATGTTGTCAATGGATCTTGACGAACTGAAAGAGGTGTGGCAGAACCCGAAAGCAACGGTGTTGGAAAAGACCATTGCCAATGCTATGCGGAAGTCACTTGAAAAGGGCAGCTTGTATTCCATTGAAACACTACTCAGCAGGGTGTACGGCAAACCGAAAGAAACGGCAGACGTAAATCAAACGGTCACAGGCGAAATCAAAATAACATTAAATCTCGATGGGCAATAGAATTACAGCAATAGACTGGCTTGTTGAAAATGTGGAAAGCTACTACGGTGCAATGCTTCCTAAAAAAATCATTGAAAAAGCAAAGGCAATGGAAAAGCAACAGATATTGGATGCGGTAAACGCCACCATATTTGATGATGACATTGACGCATTTGAATACTTTACAGAAAACTACGAATGAAATACCTAATCATTACTATTGCCTTAATCGGCTGTGCTGCACCAAAAAACCCATGCGGATATACTCTGCATATCTACGGTGACAAATACCGCAAAATGAAAGTGGACAGCGTTTTTTGCACAGCACCCACAAAGGGCGGGTGGAAGTCCGAAGTGTTTGCAAACGGCAAAAGACAAATAATCGAAGCCAAAGAAATTTATATCCGATGAAACACTACGCACAGCGACTGCGATTAAGCAGGACAAAAACAAAACGTGATATTAAATTACGCACGGCATACCTCAAATTACATTCAGCCGAAATCAGGGCAATCTTTGACCGCATAAAATACCTATTACTACAATGAAAGTATTAGCACTATGGGAAGGAATGGGTGGTGTTGAATACCACCGCTTGTACACACCCCTGAAACGATTGCAGATTGATTACCCTGATGATATAACCGTAAGCATTTCACAAAACTTTGAACGCAATGGAATACCGCATTTATCAAACTATGACTTGGTCATTTTCAACAGGTGGCTGGGAGAGAACCACTACGAGATACTCCACTACCTTGCAAAGAACGGCATCAAATACATCGTGGACATTGACGACTATTGGGTACTGCCAAAACACCACCCGACTTATAAGTATTTCCGAGAACACAAATTAAAGCAGCAGATCATTGACGGCATCCGCTACGCAGATGGTGTGACCACGACCACAGATTATTTGGCGCAGAAAATCAGCAAGTACAACCGCAATGTTCAGGTGCTGCCGAATGCACTTGACCTGACCGATGACCAGTGGCTTTCAACACCGCAGGAAAGAGAATACTTCACTTTTGGCTGGGTGGGTGGACTTACCCACAGCAATGACATCATGATACTATCAGAAGCCATTGAACGCATCTGCAACGAGCATGACAATGTCCGCTTCGTTTTATGCGGGTGGATGGCGAATAACTACATTTGGGATAGCATCCTTTACAAGTTCAACGGAAACAACCCGGTACTGCGGCCACAGGTATTGGTATCTCACGCACAGCAGCCAAACGAGTACGGCAATTTTTACCGCCTGTTTGATTGTGCGTTAGCACCATTGGAACAAAACGAATGGAATAGCTGCAAAAGTGAGCTGAAAATAATCGAAGCGGCTGCGTATGGGTTGCCGGTTATCGCATCTGGTGTAGAACCTTACCTGCAACACCTGAACAATGCAGGGGTGAAGTTCTGCCTCAACACACCAGACGAATGGTATAAGGCAATGAAACAGGCAATGGAGAGCCAACCGGAAGTGAACAAAATACGAGGGGTTGCAAATCAAGTTTACTGTAACCAACACCACAACCTTGAAGCCATAAACAAAGACCGACTGGAATTCTATCAATGCACATTAGCTACACCCGGCCATTCGTAACGGACTACCAACGGGCAATACTTGACAGCCCAGATAGGTACACCGTGACCGCTGCTGCCACCAAAGTTGGCAAGACAGCAAGTCATATCATTTGGCTGTTTGAACAGGCGTTGAAGCTAAAAGAAAACCAATCGGTGTGGTGGGTGGCACCCGTGTACCAACAGGCGGAGATAGCATTCAGGCGAATGCGTAACCAAGTGACCGTGCGTGACTTTTTCAAGGTCAATGAAAGCAAGTTGCGTTTGACGTTGCCAACGGGCGGCATAATAGAATTTAAGTCCGCAGACAAGCCAGACAACCTTTATGGTGATGACGTCTATGCTGCGGTGTTTGATGAGTTCACACGGGCAAGGGAAGATGCGTGGTTTGCCCTGCGTTCCACCCTGACCAAAACCGAAGGCAAGGCAAAGCTAATCGGTAACGTAAAAGGCAAAAAGAACTGGGGTTACAAGTTGAGTGAACGGGCAAGGATGGGTGAGCCGAACTATGGCTTTTATAAGATTACCGCTTATGACGCAGTCAATGCTGGTGTGCTGAAACTTGAAGAAGTTGAACAGGCCAAACGTGACCTGCCACAGCACATATTTAGCGAGTTGTATTTGGCAGAGCCTACCGAAGATGGAAGCAACCCGTTTGGATTGTCTTACATTTCGCAATGTATCGCACCGATTTCCACCGCACCTGTTGAGTGGTATGGCATTGACCTTGCAAAGTACAGCGATTACACGGTCATTATTGGCCTTGATGCTGAATATCGTGTCTGTCATTTTGAACGCTTCCAAAAAGATTGGGCGCAAACTGAACAGCACATCATTCGCGTTGTAGGCCAAACCCCTGCCGCAATAGATAGCACCGGGGTTGGTGACCCGATTGTTGAGAAAATACAAAGGCATTGCCCCCGTTCTGTTGGTGTGAAGTTCACATCGGTATCAAAGCAACAGATGATGGAGCAATTAACGGCTGACGTTCACGCTGGGCTTATTAAGTTTCCCGAAGGCATAATAGCAGACGAGATGCGTAACTTTGAATTTGAACACACGGCAACTGGGTTGCGTTATTCTGCACCATCAGGATTGCATGATGACGCTGTTTGTGCGTTGGCACTTGCCCGGTATTGTTCACAAAAAAATAAAAAAGGAGTATTTGTAATCATATGAAATTACCAAAGAATTGGAACCAAATAAGCATAGCGCAGTTTCAAGAATTGCAGTTGCTAACCGAGCCGAGTTTTGACAATCAGCTCAAAACTTTGTCCATTTTATCAGGGAAAAAACTGGACATAATTGAGGAGATGCGGATTGTGGACATCACGGCTGCACTATCGAAACTTGCATTTATGACAGAGTTACCCACTGCAAAAAACGTGGGTAGTTTCCGCATCGGCAACACGCTGTATAAATTCGCAGCCAATCAACACCACTTACAAGCACACCAATTTATCATGGTGCAGGACTTGTTTGCAGAAAAGGACAAGTGGGTGCAGAACCTTCACACGATTATGGCTGCCCTGTGTGTGCCTTACCGGATATTCCCACCCAAGCGCAAAGAAGTCAAGACCGATGACTTTGAAAAGATTGCAGCGCAGTTCCGAGAACGGATGCCGATTTCATTTGCCTATGCTTACACGCTTTTTTTTTCTCTATGCTTGCCGGAATTACTCGAAGTTACCCAAGCATATTTAGAGCAGGAAGTGGCGAAGTTGAAGAAGATGTCAGAAGAAAAGACAGACCAGCCATCAGTTGGTTGAAAACAGTTGACAACATGGCAGGTGGTGACCGCACCAAGTGGGATTTCTTTTTGAATATGCCGCTTGTGGAGTTTCTAAACGCAGTCAGTTTCCAAATTGAAAAAGACAGGGCAAGGACAGAACGGCTCAATACAGCAGCGCAGTCGGCAAAGTCTGCCAAAGATAGCACCGTTTACAAGATTGCACTTTTGCAAGAAATGTTGTAACTTTGAATTTCCGTTGGTGTAAGCAGGAATGAATACTGCCTTTGAGTAGCATCTCACTTTGTGAGGACATGGGTGCAAATCCCATACGGAGTAGTTGCCCTGACCATACGCAGGGCATTCTACTTTTATAAGTGTGAACATTACCAAAAACCAACTGGATGCAATCAACAAAGGTTTGCTGGACAAGTTCGGAATACCCGACAGCCCGATGCCTAATTCATTATTGGGAGATGCTGTAATTGGTGTCGCACAAGTTCTTGTTGATACACTACGCAAAAGTATTGAGGACAAAGACCTTGTTGCAACTGGTAATTTAAAAGCAAGTATTGACCCGACAAACATAACAGAAGATGCCAATGGTGTCAGCATTGAAATCAAAATGGCATCGTATTGGGAAGACGTGGAATACGGAACAAAGCCCGGCAGAAAAGTTGATATTGCTTCACTTGAAAATTGGATAAGAAACAAACGCAGCGTTTATCGTGAGGTTAAACCAAAGCAAGGACAAACAATGCAGGAAGCCGTCAAGTCATTTGCGGTAGCCATTGCAGGAAAAATACACAGCAAAGGTACAATCAAGCGTTTTGGTTATAAAGGTAGCCGATTTATTGGGGATGTGTTAACACCACAAACGATTGAAAGTATTGGGCAGCATCTTGGCGAGATGTTAGGCAAACCTATTGCTGTTTACGTTAGCAGCGAAACCACTACATAGGTAGCCGATTTCCTACTTTTTTAAGTAATGGCAATCACTATCAACACCGAGCCGAATGACATCAGCCCGGTATATTCAGATATTTCATACGTGGTAACGACCACAAACTACGCACAGGCAAACTTCAAATTCATTGCGGTTGTAAAAAATGCAGCCGGAACCACCATAGCCAAACTGAAAGCCCCGATATTTCACGGCACTACGGACAAGGGTGTATTCAATATCAGCCGCATACTGCAAAATTATGTGACATATGACTTCACACAGGGATTGGCAACTATATCAAAATGCACCAATTCTTATTTAGCTTATTCAGTTGAGTTTGGCGAGGAGTGTGGCGGCACGGAATATCTTGCACTTGCAACCGATACGGGTAAATATGTGTGGAATGGGTTATTTGATTTATATGGCAGTGAAACCACAGCGACATACCAACTGCCATTGACAGGTTCAGCACAGTTTCTGACCCGTGTACGCACTCGCAGGGTATCGCTCGGTCAAACTGACTACCTTTACTTTTTACGTGGCAATGTAGCCAATGGCAGTGATGTGAAAATTATTGCTTACGATGCAGCAGGTGGCACAACTACCAGCGTGATAAATAATAGTTTTACAGATGCAGGGGATAAATCGGAGTTTTTACTGCGTGTTCCTGCCGGGCCTGACAACCTTAACGATGTTGCATCAGGGGAATTGGTCAGCGGTACAGCGGGAAATATCATCCCAGCCAACACAAGCTATTATACAATGCAGGTAATTAACGCATCATCAAACGCACAGACCGAACTTTACCGCTTTGATGTGGTTGAGGAGTGCAGCAAATACACTCCGCAGTATCTGTACTTTCTGAACCCGTTAGGTGGCTTTGAAAGTGTGCGGTGCAGCATGATGAACAAAGACAAATACACGGTCAGCAGAAAGCAATTTAAGCGGAATAACTATACGCTTACAGGCACTTCATTCGCATACGATAAAACCAAACACGGCATGACCAACTATGCCACCGAGAAAACAAAGCAAGTTGTCCTCAACACGAACTGGCTGACCGAAACCGAATTTGAATGGCTGCAAGATTTGATTGCTTCGCCTGTGGTATTTCTCGGCACAATACCTGTCAACATTACCGACACAAGCTATGAGGTAATGGACTACATAGACGGCCCGAACAACCTACAAATCACAGTTGAATATACAGAACCTGAAAGGCTGCAAAACGCATGAACAATGTAAGACTTGTTTGCGGTGGGTACAGCGTTGATCTGCCTACCGATTTTGGAATACAGATAAATAAATCCATTGCCGATATTCGGGAGCCTGAAAGCAGGTCATCGGATTGGACAAAGACATTCACGCTGCCCGGTACAAAGACAAACAACAAGCTGTTCACACACTTGTTTGATTTGAATTTGAGCATCCGCAATACCAGTGCGGTAAATTTTAGCCCTGATTTCAACCCCAACCTAAAAGCAGATGCGCTGCTTATGGTGGATGAAGTCACACAGATAGAGGGCTTTATTCGTTTGCTTTCGATTAAGGTTAACGACCTAAATCAAATTGAATATGAGTGTTCTATGCACGGAGAGTTGGCCGACCTGTTTGCAAAGATTTCCGATGCCAAACTTGCCGACCTTGACTTTACCGAGTACAACCATATTTTAAACGCAACAAATATTTTCAATAGCTGGGACACTTCGATTGTCAAAAACGGCAGCAGCGGATATGTGAATTTTAGCAGTGGCGCACCAACAGGCGAGGGTTATGTTTATGGATGGGTTGACAATGGCACATATGCAGATTATCAAACTTTATACACCGATAATGTCACTCCCTACATTTATGCAAAGACAATAGTTGACAAGATTTTTAGCGGTGCAGGTTACAGTTATTCAAGTGGTTCATTCTTCAACACAGCCCAGTTCAAAAGATTGGTTGTGCCGTGTCCATCACGGATGCCGATATTATCTGAAACGCAGATACAAAATAGGCAGTTTGAAGCAAAGCCGTCAGGAACTACAACATATGGACAAGGCGGACAATACAATTTTCAAACTGAAATAACTGACCCATCAAACCAATGGAATACAAGCACAAGCACATTTACAAATGGATTTGCAGGTCAAGTTTATGATTTCAATTTTTATGTAAACGGAAGTGCTGATAATTTACAGGCAAATGTAACAAATACAATAAGATTTCGCCTTTTTATAAATAGTAAATTCATAAAGGAAGTTGTTGTCTTTAAAGTTGCAAATTCAGCAGGAACGGCAACATTTGATGATACCATTATTTTCAGCAATATAACACTGCAAAAAAATGATACTGTCACAATAAAACCGGGTTATATACGTGACCAATTTGGTGCAATAATATCAGCGGCAACAACAACAATAAATACATCATCAAAGTTTTATAATACTATTGTTGAAAGCAGTTATGGACTTGATGATACAATGGATTTGGCTGGTTTCTTCACGGCAACCGAAGTAAAACAGCGTGAATTTATGAAGTGGCTTTTTACCATGTTCAATTTGTATATTGAGCCTACCGAGATAGCCAAAAATGTAGTGATATTACCACGTGAGGAGTTTTATACAAATAGCGTTTCAGATTGGACAGAAAAAAGGGATTTGTCACAACCGTTAGATATTACACCAATGGGTGAATTGGATGCAGGAAAATATCTATTTACCTACAAAGATGGTGATGATGACGGAAATAAATTTTACAAAGAAGATTACAGCCGTACATATGGCGACAGGCAGATACTTGTTGAAAATGACTTTGTAAAGGATGAAAAGAAAATTGAGATTGGTTTTGTACCTACGCTGATTGTAAAACCTGAAAATGAAGTTGATAAATACCTGCCTGAAATTGCAACTGCATCTGAAAGCACAAAGTCAGGCAATGTTCGAATATTGCAATATAAAGCAAAAACCTGTGCATCTTATTTGGTGCGTGAGGGAAGCAATACAATTTTCAATGCGGGAGCTGGTCACGTAAAAACAAAATACCCTTTCATGGGGCATTTGGATGACCCTCTCGCTTCAACATCAGACATCAACTTTGGATTGCCGAGATATATAGGACTTGCATCAGGCACAGCCGTTACAAATAACAACCTATTTAACGCATATTGGTCAAAGTACATTAACGAAATCACAGACAAAGACAGCAAGATTGTAAAGGGTAATTTTTACCTTACCCCTGCTGACATGGAAAAGCTGTCATTCCGTGACTTGTATTTTTTTGACGGCAATTATTTCAGGCTGAATAAGATTGAGGACTATGACCCGATAAACCCATCCGTCAATATCTGCGAGTTTCTGTTCCTGAAAACAGGGCCGACATTCACAGCAACAACCGGAAGCGTTGGCGGTGGCGGAACGCAGTCAAGTGGCGGTGGAAGTGGACAGGAAGAATACGACCCGATTGGTGGCGGTAACTTGCCCGGCAAGGTTATTCAGAACAAAGGCTTTTCGCTGGGTGATTTCAATGCTGTGGGTGATGGCATTGTGGCAGGTGATGCGGTGACAAACTACGGCAGGGCAAACGCTGCCTTTGCAACAAGTGGCACAACATTCCTGCCCGATAGTGAACGTAGCATCGTAATTGGCGAGGGTGTTGAAAATGTGGGGAGTGATGAAGTATGGCTGCAAGGCCACTCAATGACACAGGTCAATTTCAGCACGAACAGAGTTCAGTTGACCACAGCAACAACCGTGACCGCTGACCTATACAAAGACATTTACATCATGGATTGTACGGCCAACACCACGTTAAATCTACCCGATGCGACCACGTGTTTAGGCAAGGCATACTATGTATATAAAAATACCAGCGCACATCAGTTGACTATTGATCCATACGAAGCACAGTTAATTGATGATGGTGCAACCTATGTTCTGGGAACGCATTATGAGTGCGTACAAATCGTGTCTGACGGCACACAATGGAGAGTAATAAGCAAAAAATAAAATGGCACAAACCACAGTAGCAATAAATTTAGAAGCCAAAACCAGTGGCACGGAAAGCGTTAAGTCGCTAAAATTACAAATCAAAGAGGCGACCAACGAAGCAATCGCACTCGCACAAAAGTTTGGTGAATTTTCACCAGAAGCGACAAAGGCAGCCGAAAGAGTTGCGTTGTTGAAAGACCAAATGCAAGACTTTCAGCAGAAAGTTCAGGCATTAAACCCCGACAAGTTCAACCGAATAAACACAATAGCCAAAGGTATTGCAAATGGTTTTCAGGCGGCACAGGGTGCAATGGCCTTGTTTGGTGCTGAAAGCGAAGATGTGCAAAAGGCCTTGTTAAAAGTTCAGGGTGCAATGGCACTCGCACAGGGATTGGAAGGACTTGGTGAAGCAGGTAAGCAATTAAAGTCGCTTGGATTAAAAGGTATTGAAGCATTCAAAGGAATGACCGCAGCATCCAAAGCCTTTATGGTTACCGGTATTGGATTGGTGTTGACTGCTATTGCTGCCGTTGTTGCCTATTGGGATGACATAAAATCCGCCATAAGTGGTGTATCGGCTGAGCAGAAAAAACTAAATGAAGAAACACAAAAGAACCTTGAAGCTAACCAAAAGCAACTTGATGTCCTTGATAAATCAGACAATATCCTAAAATTACAGGGCAAGTCTGAAAAGGAAATACGGCAGATGAAACTTGACCAGTTGCAACTGGCAATTGCCAATGCGGAAACATCTGTCAAAAATGCCAAGATAACCAAAGATGCACAAGTTGAAGCAGCAAAACGAAATCGGGAAATTTTAAAGGGAATTTTAGATTTTGTCAACAAACCGCTACAACTTGTTATTGACACAGTAACAAAAGTTGCAAATTTTTTAGGTGCTGATTGGGAATTTAATTTGGCAGAAAGCATGGCAAATGCAATTTTTGACCCAGAAGAAACAGCCGCAGAAGGTGACAAACTTATTGCCGAAGCAGAAGCCACATTGCTTGACCTTAAAAATCAACAGGCAGGGATAATACTTTCAATACAAAAAGAAAATCAGGAAGCAGCAAAAGCAGCAGCAGACAATCAAAAGAAGATTGCCGAAGATAGAGCAAGGGCTGACGCTGAATATGCACAGGAAACAGCCAAAACACTAAAAGAAAGAATTGATGCCTTTGAAAAGCAATGGGCAATAGAAGTAAAAGGTGAAGCCAAAAAGAATTTAACCAAAGAACAGTTAAAACGTGAACACGATTTAAAGGTTAAAACTATACAGGAAAAGTTTGATGAGGAACAAAAGGCAGCACAGGAGAAAGCGGAAGCAGAGAGAAAAGCCATAACAGATAAGGAGTTTTCTGAAACAGTAAAATCAACCGATGAATACTACAAAAAACAACAGGCTGCGCTTGTCGGAAATAATGAAGCATTGGCACAACTTGAAGTTGAAAGGCTTGAAGCACAAATAACAAATGCAAAAGATTATGGTCAAAGCACGGTTGAATTAGAATTGCAACTGGCTCAAAAGAAAAAGGAAATTTATCTTGCTGACGAAAAAGCAAAAGAGGAAAGCGAAAAGGCAAAACGTGAAGCACAGATGGCAACATTAACCGAAGCGGCAAACGCTATTGGTGCGCTTGGTGGTATCTTAAAAGAAGGAAGTGATGCAGCAAAGGCAGCAGCACTTTTGGATATTGCTATCAAAACAGGTGTAGGCTTTGCACAGGGTTTGGATATTGCTCAAAAAGGTGCAGCAGGTACAGGCCCAGCAGCACCATACGCATTTCCAATATTTTATGCACAGCAAGTCGCAGCTGTATTAGGTGCTGTATCACGTGCAAAAGCTATTCTAAAAGGCGGTTCAGGCGGTGGCGGTGGCGGTGGAAACCCACCAGCACCACCATCCCCAGCCCCAGCAATCCCGTTGACAGGCGGTACATTACCACAAGAAGGTCAGTTCGGTGGCATGGGTAGAGTATACGTCTTGGAAGGCGACATCACCAAAACGCAGACCCGTGTCCGCAGGTTAAGAAATACAAGTGTTGTCTAAACCTACTTTTAAAGATATGGAATTACCCGTTTACAAAATTGTGGTCAATGATGATGATGAAACAGGGGTGGACTTTGTTTCTCTCGTTGACAGACCAGCCATACAAAAAGACTTCATGCTGTTTAATGAGCAGTTCGTTGAACCCGGCCCGACTGAAAATGAAGAAGAATTTATCAGCCGTTGTATTCCTTACATGATTGGCGAAGGTATGGAACAGGAACAAGCCGCTGCCGTGTGTTACAGCAAATGGGAAAGCCGACAGAAGTTTGAAAGTTATGATGACTACCCCGAAGCCGCCAAAGAAAATGCAAAGATTGCTTTACGTTGGGCAGAAGAAAACGGATGGGGTGATTGCGGAACTGCGGTGGGTAAAATCAGGGCTAATCAGTTAGCTAACGGTGAAGCCATCACCCGTGACACTATTGCAAGAATGGCAGGATTTGAAAGACACAGACAGAACAGCCAAAAAGAACTTGGTGACGGATGTGGCCGCCTGATGTGGTTGGCTTGGGGCGGTGATGAAGGAATTGAATGGGCAAGTCGCAAATTACAGCAGATAGATATGCGTCAGGCATACTCGGTGCAGTCCGAAGAAAAACGTATCGTGACTGGCCCTGCAATGTTGGCAGATTTACCCATTTACCGATACGATGATATACGTGGTGAATACTACGTGACATTTGATGCCGACACTATTTGGAAAATAGCAAAGAAGTTTGTCCGCAACGATGCCTACAAAGCAGTCAATACCGACCATGCCAACCCAGTGAAAGAGGGTGTCCACATGATTGAAAGCTACTTCATTGACCGCAAACGTGGTGTAATGCCACCTACCGGGTACGAAGATGCAAAGGATGGAAGCTGGTTTCTGACCTATTTAATAGACAACGAGGAAATTTGGGCAAAAGTTAAGGATGGCGAGTGGAAAGGATTTTCAGTTGAGGGTTTATTCGACATGGAAGAACAAGACGAAGTTCTGGAAATGATGCGTGAAATTACTGCCATGCTGAAAAATTTTGCATAGGTAAAAACGTAACTACCTTTTAAGATATGGAATTTAAATCAGAATTAGCCGAAATGAAAGCCTCATTGACAGCATTTATGTCAGAGGTGAAGCAGCGTTTCAGCGAAGTTCCTGCCGAGATTGCGTTTGGTGAGTTGACTTTGGTTGATGGAACAATCGTAGTTTTTGAAGGCGAGGAACTTGCAGCCGGAATGCTCCTGAATGTTAAAGGCGAAGAGGGTATTGTTCCTGCTCCCGATGGAGTGCATGAAACCACCACCGGACTTTTGGTTACAACCAAAGATGGTGTGGTTGAAATGATTGAAACCAAAGAAGAAACTGCCGTTGAGGAAGTTGAGGTTGAAAATCAGTTTGCATCCGTTGAGCAGTTCGACGCACTCCGTGCCGCTAACGAAGAACTTGCAGCGAAAATCGCTACCCTTGAAACTGCCCTTATCAACGTGCTTGGCAAAGTTGAAGAAACTTTCAGCGTGTTTGAAAAGTTTGCAGCCAAAACCCCTGAGCCGACCAAAAAGCCATTCGGTTCAGTTAAACCCGAAAAAGAGGAAAATTTCTTTGGCTTTGTTTCCGCAATCAAATCAATAAAATAATAAAATAAAATCATGGCATTTGACGTAACAGGTCTCACCAATTACACCAAAGAAGAAAGTTTACAGCTTCTGACCAAAGCTATGTTCACCGCCAAAACTGCACGTATGTTGCAGGGTGCTGGACAGGTTCTTCCAGGTATCAAATCCGCTGAAATACTGCCTTTGCTGTACAGCGATGTTTACTTCCAAAGCGACAGCTGCTCTTATCAGACCAGTGGCAACACCACCCTGTCCAAGCGCACCCTGACCGTTGGAAAAGTTAAGGTTCAGGAAACTTTGTGCCCCAAAGACCTCGAAACCAAATACACACAGAAAGCTCTTGCCGCAGGTGAAGCTATCGACATGGGTGTATTCACCGAGCAAATAGGAGCTGAAAAAGCTGCCAAAATTGCCGAAGCTATCGAAACTGCTATATGGCAGGGTGATACCACAGGCGGTGCTGGAAACAACGGCTTTTGGGATGGCTTCTTGACCATCTTGGGTGATTTAGGTTTCGGTGGTGCAGGTGACCCAATCAAAGGTAACGTGGGTAACGCTTACGCTTCTATCACTGCTTCAAACATCGATGATATCATCACTACCATTTACAGCGTTATTCCTGCTGAACTGTTGGGCAAACCCGACCTGTTCATCGCAATGGGTACTGACACCTTCCGCCTGTATCGTCAGTGGTTGGTAACTGCTAACCTTTACCACTACCCTGCAAACGAAATCGCAGAGATGGAAATCGTTGACCCTATCACTGGCATCAAGATTTATGGTCTGCACGGTATGAACAGCACCAACAAAATCGTTGCCGGTCTGTGGAGCAATTTCTTCTTGGGAACTGACATGATGAACGAAGAAGAAGAGTTTGAATTCATCTTCAATCCTTTCGAGCGCAGAGTACAATTCCACACCGCTTTCAAATATGGTGTGCAGGTTGCTTACCCTGAGCAAGTTGTTCTTTTC